CGCAACGCCGTCAACTGGGCGCGCAGCCGGGCGATCTCCACGTCGACGTCGGAGGAGTCCGCGGTCAGGTTGATGTTCGGCAGCGACGCCTCAGCAGCCTGAACCTGCGCCCGCAGACGCTGCCCGAACGTGCCGTCCGTCTCCACCCGGACCCGGGCAGGGTCGCGCGTGACCTCGTCGATCTGCTGCCGCAACAGCTGCAGCTGTGCGATCGCCGCCGCAGTGTCAGCTCGCACAGCCACGTTCGGATGGGCGGCGCCGATCCGGCGCAGCCGCTCCTCGATGTCCGCAGCCTCCGCGCGAGCGGTCGCCGCGTCGATGTCGATGCCGACCGTCTTGCCGGAGAGCGTTTCCAAGCGGGCCCGCAGGCGGGCCAGGTCCGCGTCCACGCCGGTGTCGGAGAGGCGCACATCGAGCTTGGGCATGCTGCGGAACGCAGCCTCCAGGCGGGCGCGCAGCGACCTCGCGAACGCGCCGCCGGTCTGCTCGCCCTGCCTAGTCGCCGCAGGCCGAGCAGCCCGGCCGCCCTCGGTGATGCCATCCCGCAGCGCACCCCGGACCGATGCAGTGATACGGCTCGCGATCTGCTGGCCGATCTGTGTCCCGATCCGCTCGCCGATGGCGTTCGAGACCGAGCCAGTCATCGCCGGACCGAACGCACGCCCCGCTGCGTTGCCCGCCTCGTTGCCCGCACGAGTCGCCGCCGGCACCAGCGCGGACCGAAGCCGGTTGTAGATCCCCTGAGTGTTCGGGACTACGTCGACCTCGACCGAGCCGACGGAAATGGCAGGCACTGGGAGCCTCCCCCCAGCGCCCTACGCGGCGCCCCCGTTCAACAGCTCGAAGAGACGGTCCGCAGACGCGGCATTCAGCTGGGCCCGCTTCTTCTTCGGCCCCGCACCCGGGCGGCGCATCGGCTCCGGCGGGTCAGGCCACTTCGACTTCTTCTCCGTGTTCACACACGTCAGCACGTACTGGATCTGGCTCAGCCGGTCATACACAGCCGCCAGCAGCTGCTCCTGCTGCGACCAACGGCCCTTCTCCGGCTCACCCTTCTCCGCCTGCGCCGCCAGCTCCGCAGGCGACAGCTCGTTACGCAGAGCCGTCCACGTCGAAGACTCCGACGGCAGGTGCTGGATGAGGACCCTCAAGCGCCGCCACGACATCTCGCCGCGGTACACGTCAAACAGATCAACGCCGTGGTAGTAGCGCAGCAGGTCAGCCTCTAGCGCCTCCGCGTGCGCCTCGGCGACGTGGCGGGTCCACGCGAGTTTCCCAGGCTCTCACCGGCCGCCTCGGCGGCGTCCTGCGCGAACTGCAGGAACTCCTCGATCGTCGGGTCGAGTTCCAGATAGAGGTCGTAGCCCTCCGGGCTCAGCACCTTCTCCGCGAAACCGTCGAGGTTCCCCTGGTTCAGCATGCGCTGCCACGACGACCGCCACGCCGTCGACGGCACGACCTGCACTTCCTCGCCGCACAGATCGACGGCGACGTAGTGACCCTCGGCCTCGATCTCCTGCGCCTCCGACGCCGACACCTCGACCTCGTCGACGTCCGGCTCGGCTGCGCGGCGGCTGTTTGCCGGGCGAGATGCGGCCCTCGCGGCGGTGCGGGGCTTCCTGCTGCTGGTTGTGGTCTGGCGTGGTGCTGCCACGGCGCGGGCTCCTTCTCTCTGCGGCGCGGGCGAAAGTTAAGAGGTGGGCGGGCCGGGCCCGCGCCAACGGTGGACAGCCCATGGCTGTCGACGGCCCGCCCACCCGTCTCAGGACCCCGTGTAAGCGTCGGTCTCGGGCACGCGGTCGAAGTGGTAGACCGTGTTGTTGGCGGAGTCCGGGTAGGCGGTGATCGTCCACTCGAAGCCGGCGATCTCGTCCTGCTTGTGGGACACGTCCGACCGCTCGGTGATCTCGCCCTCCGGCACGTAGAAGCCGCGCTGGAAGTTGTCGCCGTCCAGGACAACGAACCAGAACGCCCTGCGGTCCGGAACCGGCGAAGCGGTCTCCGCGAACGTCGTCAGCCCCGCCGTCGGCGCCAGATCCGCCGTGTCGACCCGGTACTGCAGCGACGACACGATGACCCGGCCCGTCTCCCACACCGTCAGCCCGAACGTGCGCAGCGAGCTGGTGATGGTGGTGCGGATCGGCGACGTCAGACCCCACGGCGTGAACGACTGCGAGTCCTCGTCGAAGCCCTGCGTCAGACCGTCCTCCGAGACGGCGCCCAGCGGCAGCCACGGGGCCAGCGGCTGAACCGCCGGATCCCCCGGCGACGACGTACCCAGCGGCGCGGTCCAGCCGCCGCCGTTCGCCCCGACCTCCAGCAGATCCGCGGCGCGGGTGATGTTGACCATGATGTCTCCTATCGAGCAGTTTCGGGTGCACTATCAGGCCGCGCGGGCGCTGAGGTTGGGTCTTCGATCGCCACTAAAAGTGGTAGCATTTTGGTTGTGGCTAGAGGTGATCGCCGGGAGTCGCTGAACCTTCGCGTTCTTCCGGATTTGAAGCGGCAGATTGAGGCATACGCCGATGCGGCGGGCATCTCGATCAACGCCGCCGCATGCCTCCTTCTCGCCGAGGGGCTACGGACAGAGCGGAGGCGCAGTAAGTGATCCGCGCCTACAAGTTCCTTCTGCGTCCCACGACCCGTCAGTCGGCTGCACTGACAGAGATGCGACTCGATCACTGTTCGCTCTACAACGCCGCGCTTCAGGAGCGACGGGACGCCTACAGGCACACCTCGAAGACCACGGTCCGCTACAGCGACCAGTCCGCGCAGCTCAAGGAGATCCGGTCCTTCGGCCCGGAGCGGCAGGGCCGCTGGTCGTTCTCCTCCCAGCAGGCCACGCTGCGCCGTCTGGACAAGGCGTTCCAAGCATTCTTCCGCCGGATCAAGGCAGGGCAGACGCCGGGCTACCCGCGCTTCAAGGGCGTTGGCCACTTCGACACCGTGGTGTTCCCGAAGGACGGCGACGGCTGCCGCTGGGACTCCACCCCCCACGACCGGCAGACCCGCGTCCGCCTCCAAGGCGTCGGACACGTCCGCGTGCACCAACACCGGCCCGTACAAGGCCGCGTCAAGACGATCACCGTCAAGCGGGAAGGGAACCGCTGGTACGTGATCCTCGCCTGTGACAACGTGCCCGCCAAGGAACTGCCACCCACCGGGGCGATCGTCGGTATCGACATGGGCATCGCCCACTTCCTGACCACCTCGGACGGCGAACACGTCGCCAACCCGCGCTTCTTTCAAGCAATGGCCAACGAACTGGCCGAAGCGCAGCGGCACCTCGCAACGTTCCCCAAGCGGAACCGGCAGCGCACCAAGCGCCACCGCGCAGCGGCCCGGAAGGTCGCCAAACTGCACGGCAAGGTCCGGCGGCAGCGTGCCGACTTCCACCACAAGACCGCCCGCGCGCTCATCACCGATCGGGATGTGATCGCGCACGAGCGGCTCAACACGGCGGGCATGACCAAGAGCCCCGCACCCAAGGCCGACCCCGAGCAGCCCGGCAGCTTCCTGCCGAACGGTGCCGCCGCGAAGGCCGGACTTAACCGCAGCATCCTCGATGCGGGTTGGGCGCAGTTCCTCGGAATCCTGGCGAACAAGGCTGAGAGTGCCGGTCGCCTCGTGATCCAGGTGGACGCGCGCAATACCTCCCGGGCCTGCCCCGAGTGCGGGCACGTCGCGAAGGAGAACCGTGCCACCCAGGCGAAGTTCGAATGCACGGCGTGCGGGTTCACGGCGAACGCGGACCACGTCGGCGCGACGAACGTCCTCAATAGGGCCGGGCTGGCCCTCTGCCCGGCGGCTTAGCCACCGACGCAGGAAGCCCGCAGCTCATTCGCGGGCGGAGTCACGATGTCTCCAGACATGCGAAAAATCCCCGCACGGGCGGGTGTTGAAGGGGGTCCGGCGCGGGCCCAGAAGTCGGTCAGGAGACCGGGTGACAGAAGATCTCGTAGGTGCCGCCGACACGGCGAAGGCCGGTGTTCTCGTAGGGCCTCTCGGCGGGAAGCGAGACGGCACCCGCCTTACCGATCACGAGCGTGCTGGTCTTCGAGCCACGAAGTTCCAGCTCTACCCAGCCCAGCACCTCGCCGGCCAACGCAATGGCGGCTGCTCGGGTCGCCGCGTACACCTCGATGTCGACGAGCATTCGGGCCAGGCGGCCAGCCTCGATGTCGCCACCGGGTGCTTGTCTGATCTGGATGGTCGGCAGTTCGGTGAGCAGGTTGTTGTCGAGCTCGTCGCGGACCACGGCGTCGGGGAAGCGGGCTTGGCCGCGAGGGATCAGCTCGCCCTCGATGTCGACGATGACGGTCACTGGTTCCGCCCGCCGATCTGAGCTGCCCGCAGCAGCACGTGGTGGGCGTGCACTCGCTCGGTGCCGTACTCCACCCAGCGGGCGTAGTAGGCCGTGTTGCGGACGTAGGCGACGGCCCGGTCGCGGCGGCGACCGCCACGGCTGGTGCTGTCCGTCTCCCAAGACCGCTTGTAGTGGCCAGGATCCGGGCTCGCCTCATCGACCGGGGAAATCCCCTCCGCGACGCCCTTGATGACGTCGGCGCGGCGCAGCATCTCCGCCTGCATGCCAGGCATGCGCAGCATCTGCCCGACACCCTTCCGCTTCATCTTGAACCGGGCAGCCACAGCCCACCTCCCAGCAGATCAGCCAGTGACACGGTCTGCGGCGAACTGGATCGGGCCGCGGGTGCCCGTGAACACGCTGCGGCCCCAGTCGCCGGGCTCACCAGTGATGTCGCAGAGAACTCCGCGTACCTTCACCTTGTCCGTCGTCCGCAACGGCAGCCGCGCATGACTCTTCTGGCCGGGCGGCACATACACCGTCCAGCCGACGATGACCGTGTCCCGGGCCTGCTGCTGGTCACCGCCAACCTGCGGAGTCTCCGCACGCGGCGTCACCGCGCAGCCCTCCAGATCGAACGACTCATCCGGTCCCGGAAGCGGCTGCCCGCGACCGTTCCGCCCCGGCGACTGCCCTGTACGGACGACCCGCACTGCCTCCCCGAACGGGAACGGCATCAGCCATACCCCCAGCCAGGCTCGAACTCGTCCGCGAACCCGGCATCGTCGACCGGCCACGTCGGCGACGGATCCGCCGTCGACGGCGTCGGATCCACCGTGAACGCCCCACCCCGGCCGGCCAGACTCTTGAGGGCGGCCTTGTCGTTCTTCGTCAGATACAGGCCGCCAGAGCCCTGCGGGCGCTGCACCGACATGGGGCCGATCGTCTCGTAGGACACCTGCTGCGGGTTCACGTAGGCGCGGCCCGCGACCGACAGCACCACTGCCTCCGCGCCCTCCGGCAGCGGCTTCACGACGGTCTGGCACAGGGACACCGCTGACGCGATCAGCAGATCGGCGCGGTCTCCGTCGATCTCATCCAGCCCCAGATAGAGGCCAAGCTGTTCAACGGTCGGAGGGGTGAACGCCACGGCACCTCCTACAGGCCCTCGACGGCAGCACACCAAGCGGCGAGTTCGGCGGTGGGATTCAGTTCGGCGCTGCGGGCCTTCGCCCGCTTCGACGCCAGCCGGTACTCGGCGGCAGTGAGCAGCTTTCGCAGCACCGCCTCGTAGCCGGCCACGTCCTCCCGGTCGACGAAGATGCCGGCCTCGCCCAGGGACTCGCACAGCCCCGGCGTGGGGTGAGCGACCACGGGGATACCACTCGCGAGAGCCTCACACCCGGCGCGGCCCCAGGACTCATACGAGGACGGCATCAGCAGCACCTTCGTGCGGCCGTACACCTTCTCCCGCATGTCCTCGCCGCGGACATGCTCGACGATTTCGACGTTCGGCAGGCTCGGGAGTACCTGCTCGCCGTAGGCGCCCTTCACGGCGAGGAACTGCTGGTCCGGCATCCGTTCGGCGAGCTTCTGAAGAACCTTGCCGCCCTTCTCCGGATTACAGTTGATCAGCGTGATGGCCTTGCCGGGCTTCGTCGCATACTCTCCGGCGAACACCGGCGGGCGCACAATCAACGACTGCGCGGGCCGGATCGACTTCGGGAACTCGGCGTAGAACAACTCCGCCTCGCGGGCCATCCACTGCGAGTTGTAGACCGCAAGCGAGGTGCCGCCAGCGGCCATGTCCCGGAACGTCGGCCGGTGCGTGTTGTGACACACCACCACGAGCTTCTTGCCGTAGCCGCGGGCCAGCGACGCCGTCGACGGCACCGTCTCCAGATGCGCCAGCAGCACATCCGCCCGCCGCACAGCCGTCGGGAAGTCGAGCCGGGACTCCAAAGGCACGACCTTGATGCCCCGGTACTCGTACTCCTTCGACACCTTGCCGTATCGAGAGAGCCACACCGACACGGCGTGACCGCGTTCCACAAGGGGACGCAGCATCGACACCAGCATGTGCTCAGCCCCGGCGTTGTGCTCCGGCGGCATCGCATGAACCCTGGCGACGATCTGCAGGGGCTTGGCTGCCCCGCCCGGCGCGGAAGCCGGGACAGCCCTCGCCATCAGGAACCGCTCGGGGTGCCGGTGTACTTCACGAACGCGTCCACGTCGCCCATCACGAAGCCGTAGTACGCCTCCGCAAGGATCAGCACCAGGTTCTCCTGGAACGCCGAGTGGACGCCGCCGTCCTCATCCACGTAGGTCGCCTGGTCGGACAGGCGCACAGTGATGTCCATACCCACGCCATACGCTGCCTGCGTCCAGTCCCCGCCGATCGCCCGCAGGCCAGTGTCGGACGACGACGACTGGCGGCGCTGCTTGCCCGAGACGCCCCGGGAGTAGGCCAGCCGCTCCCCGATGAGCGTTCCGGCTTCCGCCATGTCGTTCCCGGAGGTGCGGGTCTCCACGAGGATGAGCTGCCCGTTGGCGTCGGTCGCGCGCAGCAGGGTCGGCTTCAGGCGTGGGTCGGCGACGGTCCCGGTGTAGTCCCAGTCGCCGTCGATGACCATCGCCATGCCGTCGACCAGGTCCGCCCAGACGCCGCCCTCGTCCCGGGGGGCGGTACCCAGGGCAACGCTGTTGGTGGTGGCGGCCAGATACTCGGTGAAGGGGCCCGTAGCGCCCTTCATGGTCTTGCCGTGGATCGCCGCGTGGTCGTAGGCCCGCGCGAACGCCGTCGGCAGATCATTCTGCAGCTGGTCGAAAAGGCCCCCGGCGTTGGTCTTGGCGACCTCCATGGCGACCGGGATGAGCACGGCAAGCTTCTTGGCCTGCATCTGCTTGACGTCCACGCCACCGGTCGACAGGGGCTTCTTCGCCGCCTGCCCGACCCAGTCGGCGGTCGGCACGTCCATCGGGATCGGCACCGACGTCGTCGCGTCCAGGGCTAGGGGCGCCTGCCTTGCGAGCGCCATCACGGCGCTGGACTCGACGGACTTCTCGAAGATCGGCGCCGTGATGGTCCGCGGCAGAAGCGCGGCGTTGACGCTGGACAGAGTGAGGGGGGCCGTAGCCACCATGATGTCTCTTCTCCCGCAGCTACTTCAGCTGCGAACTCAGCCACCCGGAGAACTCATCTCGCGGGCTGGGGGCCTTTGTCTTGTTGGCGCCGGACGCCTGAGTGCGGTCCGGTGCGGGACGCCGCGGGCCCTCCTGGGGCTGGGTCTTCGCCCAGTGCGGCTTGCGCTCCAAGAGCGCGTCGAGGTCCGCCTTGATGGCCGCCTCGTCGATGTCGCCGTCAGAGTCGATATACGAGTCCAGATCCAGCGCGCCGACCGCGTCCTCCGGGTCCGCGAACCCGGCCATGGCCAGCGCCTGCACCTGAGTGCGCACCAGTCGCTGACGCGTCTTAGTGACCTGGTCCTGCGCCTGCGCCAGCTGGTCGGTGAGCCGCTCGGACTCCGACTTGTCGGCGTCCTTGATGCGCTTCAGCTCCGCCAGGAGCGGCTCGGCCTTCTTCAGGCGCTCGCGCAGGTTCTTGGCCTCGTTGTTCTTCTTGCGCAGCTCGGCCTCGAACTTGGCCTTGTCGAACGACTCCCCACCGCCGGACTCCGCCTCCTGGGCGGCCTCCTCCGCGGACTCGGCGTCGTTCTGCTCCTCGGCGACCGTCTCCTCGACGGTCTCCTCAGTGCCGGCCTCCTGCTGCTCGACGGTCTCGTTCTCTTCGGGCATGACGAATCGGCCCTCCAGGGGCTGTGGAAATGAGAAAGGCCGCCACCAGGGCGACCAGATTGATCAGAAAGATCCGGGGTCTGCTTGAGCGCGCTGCTCTGCGAGAGCGACCCGGAAGAGCCGCAGCTGCTGGCCCGGATGTCCTTGGGCGAACTCGCGGTAGATGCGATCCCATTCACGGGCCTTCGCTGACAGCTCGAAGGACTGCCCGCGGAAGACGGGGATCGGCTGGCACCGGCAGTAGTTGTGGTACTTGATCACGCTGTCGTTGCCGATGAACCGGTCGTTGGCGTCCTCGCCCACCGTTCCGCGGTCCTTGTAGACCGCACCCCGGCTGGACATGAGGGCGCAGAAGGAGCAGCAGCCGAGAGCCGCAGCACGCGCATAGGCGACGGCGCCACGGTCCTGCCGGACCGCTTCCTGCACCGTCTCCCGGCCCACATTCAGCACCAGCCGGTCCACGGCCCCGTCCGCCTTCGACATCGCCGCATCCAGCCGCACATCAAGCGGCTCCAACTGGGCCACGGTCGCTTCATCCTCGTCGCGCGGCCACAAGTCCTTCGTAGCCCAGCGCAGCGAGTTCGACGTCTGCTCCTCCGGCGGCGGATCCGCCAGAGGCACAGTGAACGTTCCGGGCACGCCTGCCTCGTCACGCTCGCCGTCGTAGAAGTCGGCGCCCAGAGTTGCGGCGGCCTCGGAGTAGCGAGCCACCAGGGCCGCTACCGCCTCGATCCACGTAGGCACTGTCGCCTGCAAGCGGTTCGGGTTGATCAGGCGCCGCAGACTGCGCAAGTCGCGCAGGAGCAGCGTGGACAGCCCGGACTGGGCCCGCCGCCAACGCAGGACACTCGTCGAACTATCCGAGGTCGCCAAGTTCGGCCTCCGACGGTTCAACGCCCGCCTGCGGGCCGCCGGCACTGAGCTCAGCCAGACGGTCCAGCAGCGCGGTACTCCCAGCCCTGCCAGCAGCCCGCCGCCGGTCGGCTGCAATCCGCTGCCGCTGCGTCTCCGTGAGGCCGGCCATCTCCAACGTCACGTCGGAGTCCGCGGGCAGTACGCCGGCCTGCACAAGCTTGACCGTGGCGTCCACCTGGGCCGCCACCGTCGGTGTCGCGGGGTTCCGCCACACCGTCTCGATGCGCCGCGTCTTGTCCGGCGGCTCACCGTCGCGCACCCACAGGGCGAGACGCATCGCCTGCTGCCATGCAGCACCGAACCGGCGGATGCGGCGCTCAGAGCGCTTCACCAACTTCGCCTCGGTAGACCGGATGGCGTCCGCGGAGGCCGGGTTATCGGTCGTGTAGCCGAGCATGTGTGGCGGCAGACCGAACTGCGACGACATGATGCGGGCATACAAGTCAATGATCTTCGTCATGCCGGACGGGTCGTGAGCCGGGAACTGCCCGACCGTCGGGACGTTGCCGTCCTCATCCCGCTCCAGACCCAGCACGCGGCCGATGTACGTCGCCCACGCATCCAGCGGATTCCCCTCTGCATCCTGGAACGCCGACTCTGACGCACCCAGGATGTAGCGCTGCGGGGCGCCGAAGAACTCGGCCGCCACCTCCATGCCCATCAGGCGCCTGCATGCGGCATCCGTGATGGACATGACCTCGGGAGTGATCTCCGACTTGCCGACCCGGTCCGCGGTGCGCTGACGGTTCGCCATCCTGACGACCGGTACAACACCCAGGC